TGAACTCTGAGCTGCGGATCCTGCAAGACCGGATCCCGGAGCGGGCGCAGCGCATTGCGCGCACCGAGGTCACGTCGGCGGCGAACTCGGCCCGGTTCTCGGAGGCGCGCGTCGCGGGGATCGACCAGATGATGTGGGTCGCTGCTGTGGACGACGCTACGCGCGAGAGCCACGCGAAGCTCGACGGGCTGGTCCGTCCGACTGGAGAGGAGTACGCGCAGAACCTGCGCTTCCCGGGCGACCCGGCGGCGCCTGCGGAAGAGGTCGTGAACTGCCGCTGTGCCTTGGCGCCCTACATCCCGGAGGCCGCAGAGTGAACGACATTGAGCGCTTGAAGCTGCTGATCCGCGCCGGCGTGGCGACGGAGCGGCATTTCCGCGAGGCAGGCGAATCGGCCGTGCTCAAGGCCAAGCTGGAAGGCGGCACGTGCATCCGCGCCCACGCGGACGAGGTGCAGGTCGTTTCCGAGGAGTCTCGGACGCTGCGCTACGTCTGGAGCTCGGAGAAGGTGGACCGGATGGGCGACATCATCCGCGTCGCCGGCTGGGACACGGCGAACTTCTCGGGCAACCCGATTGCGCTGTGGGGCCACGACACGGACCAGCCGATCGGCAACAGCCCTCAGCACGTGAAGGACCTGGGGTTCGGCAAGCTCTGGGGCGACATCACGTTCGCCCCCGAGGGCGCGTCGCCGGTGGCGGACAGCCGCTACAAGCTGGCGAAGGCCGGGGTCTTGAAGGCTACTTCGGTCGGGTTCTTGCCGCTCGAGGTGGACACGGTGAGCGACAAGACGCGCCGGCAGCAGCTCGGGCTTGGCGACTGGGGGGTGATGTTCCTGCGCCAGGAGCTGCTCGAGATCAGCCTTGTGAGCGTGCCGGCGAACCCGGACGCGCTCCAGCTTTCGGTCCGCCAGGCGATCGGCGCCGGTGTGATCACGGAGGAGGAGGGGGACAGCTACGTGCGCGGCGCGCTCCAGACCGAGCGCGAGCTGCTGCGCCAGCTCGAGGGCATGTCGGCGCGCCGTTCGGCTGTGCCGCGCCCGGAGCTGCCCTGGGAGCGCGCGCTTCAGCGCACGGAAGAACTCGCGGAGTCGCTGGCGCGCATCGAGCGCGCTGTGGCCCAGCTTGGTGATCGCCTGAGTGCCCCGGCAGGGGCGGACGCTCGGGGGTCGGATGCCGGCCGGGGATACGACGCGGGGCAACTGCTCGACCTCATCGATCAACGAGCCCGACGGCTCGGAAGGAACGCATCGTGACCGACATCCTCAAGGATCTCGACAAGCGCCTCGACGGCCTGGAGAAGGGCCTCGAAGCCAACCTGGCCAAGCGCCAGGACGCCGCCACGCAGGAGCTGCGCGGCGAGCTGGAGGCCAAGATCAAGGCCCAGCAAGACCTGATCAGCAAGCTCGAAGCCTCGAAGCAAGAGGCCGCCCGCGCGGCCATGCCGGGCATCGAGTACGCCAAGAACGGCGAAGACGGCAAGTTCAGCCTGTGGCGCGCGATCCAGCTTGGCATCGCCGAGCAGGCCCCGAACGCCCTCAACTTCAACCCCTGGAAGGCGAAGAGCCACGGCCTCGAAGCCGAGGTCATCCGCCAGCTGCGCGACCAGATCGGCAGCGACCAGATCACCAAGGCGGCCATGAACATCGGCACGGACGCGGCCGGTGGCGCCCTGGTGCCGAGCACGGTCATGTTCGATTCGATCGTGCCCGAGCTGGATGCCAACGCCGTGGCCTACCAGGCCGGGGTGCGCCGCATGGACGGCCTGCGCGGCAACTTCTCCTGGATCGTCGATGAGGGCGGGACCATCGCCTACTACATCGACACCGAGGCGGAGCAGGCGATGACCGCGAGCGAGAACACCTACTCGGTGATCAACGCTCGCCCGCACACCATGGGGGCTGAGACCAGCCTGACCCGCGGGATGCGGATGCAGTCGGCGATCGCCATGGAGGCGCGCGTGCGCCAGGTGATCGGCCGCAAGCTGGCCTTGCGCGAGGACCGCACGATCTTCTTCGGCGCCGGCTCGGCGTCGGAGCCGCGCGGCATCACCAACGTGCCGACCCTGACCACGGCGGTCAACTTCTCTGGCATCACCTACTCGGGCGCGAACCAGACCCTGACCGACAAGCTGCGCGAGATGGTGTACGCGCCGGCGATCAACCTCTACGACAACCCGGCCGGCCGTTGGGCTTGGGTGTCTCGCGCCGAAGTCGGTCGCAAGATCGCCAACTGCAAGGACGCGGACGGGCGCCAGCTCGTCCCGACCAACGACCGCGGCCGTCTGACCTCGCTGTTTGGCCTGCCGTTCCTGGAATACAACCAGACGACCCCGGCCAAGGCCTCGAACGACGAGTTCCTTCTGTACGGCGACTTCAGCGCCGCCATCGCGCTGCACTGGGGCGGCCTCGACTTCAAGGTCGGGTACGTCGGCACCAACCAGTCGAAGGACGTGCTGACCGTCACGGCGTTCATGGACCACGACGTGATCGTGGAGCAGGGCAAGGGCTTCGTCCCCGCCGACAACTTCGCCACCACCTGATCCCAGGAGGACCAGCACATGCAACTCGATCCGAAAACCATCGCAAAGGCTGTCCCGGGGATCAACCCGGCCAGCTACACCGCGGGGCAGAATGGCGCCGCGATCGACGCCTTGGGCTACGAGTACGCCCTGGTGGTCATGCACTTCGGTGCGCTCAACGACAGCGCCGACCTCTTGATCAAGGTGCAGGACGACCCGGCGTCGGGTGGCGGCTACACCGACATCACCGGTGCGACCTACAGCGCCGTCGAGAACGCGGACGACAACACCGTGAAGGTGGGCCTCGTTCGCCTGCACGGCAAGCGTCGGTACCTGCGCGTCGTTTCGACCGCCGGCAACGTCAACGCCTGCGTGTACGGCGTGACGGTGATCCTGGTCCACGCCGACTACGCCAAGTCGCTGGAGCAGACCTTCTCCTTCAACGTCACCTGACCTGAGGCCGCCATGAAATCGACCCCTGAAACCACCTGGAAGCCCGGCTTGGCCTACGCGACGACGACCACCACGGTCGGCGCTGGGGGCTCTGAGACCGTGACCGGCGCGGCGATCGACACTCAGTCGTTCGACGTGATCGAAGTTCGGGTGATTCCTGGGGATGTCACTGGCGGCACGGTCGCCTTCGCGGTCCAGTCGTCCGTCAACGGCACGGACGGCTGGACCACGATCGCACCGACGGCGATCGTGTTCGACGAGAACTCGACGCCGACCTTCTACTCGGGCCTGATCCGCCTGGCGACCCAGCCGCGCTACCTGCGCGTGGCCGCGCTGATTACCGGGGCCCAGGGGGCGACCGCCGAATGGACGGCCGTCTACACCCTGGCAAACCCCGCCTACGGCAGCGACCAGGACTACGCCTACTTCTTCAACGTCACGTGAGCCCCTGGTACGTCGTCACCGAGGACCAGCAGATGGTCACGTTCCCCGCCGGCACGCGCGTCATGCTGTCCGAGGCCGACGCGCAGCCGATGGTCGAGGCCGGCGTGCTTCGCCTGGCCGACGACCGGGAGCTTGATCCCTCGGTGGCGCGGCAGGCGGGGCTCTACCGGACCCGGATGATGGACCCGGAGGATTCCTGATGGGACTCCTGCTCACGACCACCTCGCGGGTTACGACCCTGCTCGGCATCGGGACCGGCACGCTGGCCGCGCTCGAGTCGGCGGCGCTGGACAACCTGATCGCCTCGGTCTCAGACACGATCGAGCGGTTCCTTGACCGGCACACGACGACCTCGGCGCGGACCGAGTTCTACGCCTGCGACGCGGGGTCTAAGTCTGTGCAGCTCCGGGGCTTCCCGGTCACCACGGTTGCGACGGTGCTGCACAGCGCGGAGGGCGACTTCGTGGACGGGATGGAGACCTTGACGGCGGACGAGTACCAGCTCGACGCGGAGTCGGGGATCCTGTTTTTCCGGCAGACCCGGGACCCGGGCCCGCTGGCCTGGAAGATCACCTACACGGGCGGGCTCGCGGCCGACACGACGGCCTTGATCGCGGCCTACCCGACCTTGGCGGACGCCTGCGAGAAGCAGGTCACGCACGAATGGCGCCGCCGGCTGGCGCTGGCCCCGCAGTCTTCGGACCAGGGCGGCTCGAGCGTCAACTACACCGGGGCTGTGGACCTGCTGCCTGTGGTGCAGCGGATCCTGACGCCCTACCGGCGCATCACCTGGATGGCGTGACCATGGCGGAGCTGCGCGTCACCCACAACTTCGCGGGCCTCGAGAAGTACCTCAAGGGCCGCGGCCTGGCCGTGCAGACGGAGGGGGAGGCCCTTTCGACGCGCATGGTGGCGGCGCACACGCAGCGGATGATCAAGAGCTTCCGGGGCTACACGGGCCCGCGGAACACGGGGACGGTGCTCCAGAAGCGGACCGGCGCCTTGCGGAACGCCATGCGCTGGGCCAACGAATCGGCGGGCAAGGACGTGAAGGCGTCGAGCTACGTGGCCGGGCCGATCTCCTACGCGCGCATCCAGGAGCTCGGCGGCGTGGTCCGCCCTCGGCGGCGCAAGTACCTGACGATCCCGACTCCGGCGGTGCTGACCCGCGCGGGGGTCGTCCGCCAGGGCGCCCGGCCTACGAAGGTGGGCTCGACCTGGATGACGGCGCAGAAGATCCCCGGCCTCAAGCTGCGAGAGACCTTCATCCGCCGGAGTAAGGGCGGCAACCCGGTGATCTACGGGACCGGCACCGACGGGGAGCCCGTGGCGCTGTGGGTCCTGCGCAAGTCGGTGCGGATCCCGCCGCGCCTGGGCTTCTTTGCCCAGTGGCAGCGCCTTGGGCCTGTGCACGCTGTGATGCTCGAGAAGGCCGGGGCCCAGATCCTGGAGGACCGCCGTGGCTAACCCTGCGCTGCCGCTGACGGTCAACCCGGCCCGGGTCGAGCCGCAGAACTACCGCCGCGAGCTGTCGTCCTCGCGCGCCGAGGGCATGGTGCAGACCCGCGCCAGCTCGCAGACGGTGAGCGTGACCACGTCGAAGCGCGAGGTGCGCCGCTGGGCCGTCGGCTGGGACCTGCTGACCACGGCGGAGCACGCGGCGTTGCTCGACACCTGGGAGTCCAGCCTTGGCGGGGCGCAGCCCGTGCTGTGGGCCCCGCCTGGCGAGTCGCCGCTTTTGGTCCACTTCCTGGAGTTCCGCTCTGGCGCCCCCGCAGGGCCGCGCTGGCAGGCGGCCGCTGTGCTCGAGGAGGCGCTCTAATGCCGTTTAACTGCGCTTCTGGGCGCCAGGAGGCGACCTAATGCCGCTTGCGTCCTGGGCCCCGAGCCCGACCTACACGAACGTGACCTACACGTCCACGTTCGTCACGGCGACGGCGACGGAGCGCCTGTCGATCTTCTTCCCGACCCTGCCGGCGCCGGCCGGCGGGTACCCGGTTCTGCTGTGGTTCGAGAACCCTGGCTTCATCGGCGGGACGATCCCGGCCACAATCGACACGGCGCAGGTGCTGCTGTTCGAGGCCCTGACGCGGGGCTGCGTCGTGGTCTACGCCAACACGTGCCAGACGAAGGACGTGGCCGCCGGGGGCCCCCCTGGCGCGGGCACGTTCGACCCGCCGCTGATCACGACGCCGCCGGAGCAGGCGCACTGGAACGACCCGGGGTTCCCCAACTGCATGAAGTCCGCGTGCCACGCGGTGCAGTACCTCAAGGAGAACTCGGCGACGATCGGGATCAACCCCGACAAGATCTTCACGGCCGGGCGCTCGGGCGGCTCGGCCCCGGCGATGTGGGTGGCTCTGGGCCCCAACTGGGCGGACACGGCCATCACGCCGGCCGGACAGTTCCGGGCCGGGATCTCGACCCGGACGGCGGGATTCATCGTGCTCCAGGCGCACGCCTGGTGGTCGGCGCACAAGCAGTCCGGCACCGGAGCTGTGCCGCAGCAGTGGGCGCCGAAGCAATCCAACCCGGTCAACC